TTTGCTTAGTGGCGCGGTGTTGTTGTTGTTCTCTCGATGACGTTTGTATTCATCTATACTTCCAAATTTTTTAATATTATTATAATCATCGGCAGTTACTGGTATGACGGATTCGACATACGCTTGTCGCAAATCGGTGAATCCCATCCCGTCCGAGTTAAAGAGCGACCCAGACGAATAATTACCGTCGTTTCCCATTAAAGAAGACGCGTGCGTAGAAGAGGCAATATCCTTCACCCCATTATATGTAATCAACGACTGAACCTGTTTTTTTCTTTTTTCCATTTCGGCGTTCATATTTTCTTTGGTTACGTTACCCGAATCCACTATATCTTCGTCGGATTTCAACCAATCTTCATACCCATTTTCATTAGGGTCTTCTAATTTGTATTTGTTAAACTGTCGGTTAAACCAATCGTTAAACTCGTTTTTATTTTTGTAATCTTTATTTTTATCAAAAAAATTATCCAATAACTTATTTTTGTCTCGGTCGGTTAACTTATTGTATTCGGTGTCTGCATTAGAAGCGGGTTTTGACTTGTTTTGAAATTCGTATATTCCGAGTATTTTTTTATATGCGACCGAAAAGAAGATGAAATACTTTTCGTCCAGTCCAGATTTGTCTGGGTGTGTTTTAAGGACGATTTTCTTGCATTGTCTCATTGTTTGTTCGTCTAATTCATTTACATTGGTTATTCCAAAGAGACTAAACAGGTCGCTCATTTTATACGAATTTATGTCCAAATTAACGTTGTCGTATGATTTTTTGTCGTAGGTGGCGGGAACATGTACGGAGGAGTGTTGATTAAATGCGGACTTTTCCATTTCAATAATAGGATTAAATGCGTTGTCGTTGCCGGTATCTCTAATTTGTATTCCGCCTTTTCGACAAATAGGGGGATTTGTGCTGCCTGGAAGATTTACTAGGTTGTTAATGGTTTTATTAGATGTAATTTTATTTTTGCGCGACATATTTTAATATATATTTATTAAAATATATTTTTATATACAAATTTTATTTTATACTAAAATAAAATATTACAATTTAAATATCCAAACTCACGGTATTGGTGGCAGACTTCTTGCGGCGCCCGCTTCGCTTCGGCATATTCGCACCGTCTTGTAGGTCCTTCAGGTCGTTGATGCTGATGGTGCTATTGTCGTTTGCGTGTTGCTCTTGGCGTGAAGTTTGCTCTTGAATATTAATTGTTTTAGTTTTCAATCCAGAGAGAATGTCGGATATATCATTAGGACCCTTCATGTCTGGTCTGGGTGGTCGGTTTGAAGTTCTATCTTTAACACTTGGTCTCTCGAAATTTTCTCTAAGATTAATTCCATCGTCCGCAAAATTGCTGCGACTCATATTCGTGTCTTGTCTAGCGTAATTGTTGTTTCCAGGTCGAGTCAACGGAGTTGGAATTGCCGTTGGTCCTTGAGTGGCCATAGGCGGGGGAGGTCCGCCATTTCCTCCTCTAGCAGAGGCGTTTTCACCACCCATCGCATTCGACATAAATCCGGACATTCCTGGTGCGGACTGAGACATGGAATTAACTGCCGCACTTTGAAAAGACTTCATCAGGTCGGGGTTTTGACGAAAAATGTCGTCCATACCTGGCATCGCACTCTTAAACATTGTGTTTGTCATGTGGACCATCATCGCACTTCCACCCAACTGAAACATTAACTTTAATTCGGGGGACATGGATGCTTTGGTTTTATATTTATCGTACAATTCACTGAAGATATCGTCGTAATCGGTGATATTTTCCGATAGTTGCTCGCTCCACCCATCCAATTTAACGTCAAATGGGTCAAATTTCCCGTTTAGGAATTCAATTCCATTAATGCACGACATTAGGATGTTTCCCTGAAACTTGATGGAATTTTGTTTGGATTTTTCGTCCATGATGGTTTCATATTCGCCAAGCATTTCTTGTAAATTTGACTCCATCGAATATTTTTTAGACATTTCAACCCCCTTTTTTTCAAGGGCTTCAAGTTTTCTTAAAATGCTAAACTTCTCTTTTAACATTTCCGCGTTGCTCAATTTTGGTTCTAATGGAACGTTGGCGTCGGGATTTAAAGGGATGTTATTAAACTTACCATATCCGTCCCACGTTTTGTTATCGCTGTCGGTTTGACGAGTATTTTTCCCAATATCATCAGACAGGTTAAGTTTAATGTTGGACGATTCGTCAAAAGATACGTTATTACTATTGCTAAAAAGGTCAGATTTTGATTTATAACTATTGGTTGGAACATCGTCAGATAAATCATTTAATTCATTTTCCAAATTATTTAAATCTTCAAAATTCACATCACTTCCTCCACTTTTATTTTCCTTAATATTGTTGTTCATTAAAAGTTCAAGTCCTCCGCCAAAATTTGAAGACTTTCCACCCAAATCAAAATCCGTCAATTCAGTAATATTATCCATTCTGTTATTGATTAATTAGAACTTTTAATTTTAAATAATTATACGAATTTAATATATTAAATTCAATTCGTATGATTTTAATTACATTATTACCAAATAATCATTAATATAATCATTAAACAATGATTAAATAATCATTAAACAATCATTAAATTTTATTTTTAATGAACCATATTCCTTGCAAAAAAGAGTCTGCCAAATCGTCCTTTTTTTTATGCGAATTAAAATGCTCTATATGTTCTGAAAAATGCGGATTGATGGATATGAGTTCCAGCGTTTTTTGAATTCCAAAAAGTTTTCTCTCCTTATAAGTAGATTTTTCGGTTATATTAAAATTCTTTAATTTGTTTGCGGAAGATATAAATTTAATGTCTTTTACAATTAAATTAGACATGATAAAATATTGGACGAGCATTCCCTGTATGGTTTTCATTCGTATCGCTAAAGGTCCAATCTGGTTTTCAATTATTACATAGTCAATAATGGTTTCATTTTGAAACAATCGGTTAAATTTTGTTTGAATGTTTAATCCTATATTAAATAGAGAAATGTCTGTAGCGTTTTTATGTTCAATCGGTAACAAATATTCTGACTTTATATGGTCTGATATTAAATCAATCAATTTCGGTTTTTTTATTGTCTTGTCGTATTGAATTTTATAATCGTCGGCAATTTCGTACAATTGTTTGATTTTTGGTTTATTGATTAAAGTCTGGGTATGTGTTTTTGGCGGCAATTTGTGTTGCGTTTTTTGGGAATGTTTTAAGCAATAACATTCGTCGTTTTTCTTAAACTTTGCCGGTTTTTGACATAATACATTTTTATCTATAAAAATGCATGTAAGGTCTTCTTCTTGTTCGGCAATATTAGAAATATCCCATTTGGTTATTTTGAATGAACCGTCTTCGTCGACGTCCTCAAACATGCAATATGCTAAATTTTTAATTCCCACATCAATCGACAAGATTTTCATATAACGATAAATAATATACACAGATGTTGTTATATTATTTACTAAATAATTATTTTATAAATAATATTTTTGAAATATTTATAATAGATAATTTATTTTTTAAAATTGTTGGTGTTAATAGACGGTGCGACCAATCTCATGTTTAATTGTTCGGCAGTCAAATATGGGTTTTTTAAATCGCTATTTCTATACCCAAATCCGGGTGTACTTGTATCAAATGTCCCCTTGAATTTATATGGAACATTTCCAGATGGCGTTTGGTTGGTTGGTGCATGCGTGCTAAGACCAAGGTCGTTACACGCTTCCGTATTATTAAAATTCATAATTTCAATTCCATTTTGCTGTAAATATTGGCGATATTCCCAATTGCTTTTTATTCCCTGCCTTTTCTGGATGCGCTCATTTACGACTGCTTCTGGTTGATATCCAGACCATACACGTGCGTCTGCCATAATTGGAGGAAAATTAAAATTAATATTGTTAGACCCGCTATAGCATGTTCCCCAACTCATATTATATAATTACAAGATAAAACTATTTGGATTGAAACAGTAAATCAAGTATTTCTTGTTTTTTAAACTTTGCGCCATCTTCTAAAATAATTCCTTGATTTAATGCGGTTGTTTTTAACTCTGCGAGGGTCATTTTTTTATAGTTTTTGGATGGTCCCTCGGATGAAACTGTTTTGTCGGCGACGTTCATGTATTTAATTTCTAAAGAAGGTTCGTCGGCAATGTGTTCGTCCTCGGACGGAATTTGTACGTCCGTCGAATTTGTCTCGTCGGCAACAATTTCGTCATCATTTAATTCAACAAATTGTTCGTTCAAATTTGTCTTAATATGGTCGTCGATGTCAAACACCGCGGAGAGTGTATCAATTTTCAAAACCTTAATTTCATGATGGTCATCGTCTTCGCTATCACCTTCGTCGTCTTCGCTGTCACTTTCATCTTCCGTGTTATCTTCATCTCCTACATCTTCGTCGTCGTCGCTGTCATCGCTACCATCGTCAGAAACCTCGATTAATTGGTTTCCTCCATTTAATTCAACCGTATGAGTGAATTGTTCTAAAGGTTGCCCTTCGTCTTCGTTGATCGGATTAAATTTTGCCATTGCCAAATGGTTCAACCCCATTTTAACACCATTCATATCTTCGGCCAAGGTGGATATTAAACTTAACATGGAGTTTATTTTGTGGTTTTGTTCTCTCATTTTAGATTCAAAGTAAACAAAAGTGAGTGCAGAACACAACAATAAAATTGCCAATAATAAAAAGAAAGTTGGGTTTAATAAATCTGTTAAAGAAGGCATATTAGAAAAGGAAAACATTAATTTTTAAAGTTAACAACGAATTATTTATTTATT